AATGTTCCCGTCAAAAGGCTCTCGCCAATGTTCGAGTTCGCAACCACTATATACTAGCATATCACCTACTTCAAGCAAGACTTTTGTGCCTTTTGGAGCGTTGGGTTTTACAATATTTTGTCTTTCATTAACAACATTATTAGCACCTGTGCCGTCTATAAATATAGGCCAAGGATCTCCTCCTAAATTAACTGTTGTAGATATTTCACAACTCGGTCTATCTTTATGTCGGTGTAGGCAATCTCCTTTTTTATAAGCTCTAGCATAAGAATATGTTGGTATTAGATCTAAACCAGTATGTTCTTTCATTACTGGTAACATTTTAACCATAAGAGTTTCCATAGCAAAATCAGCATAACATGAATAAGTATTAGGTATCTGTTGATCGGTCCATGTTCCAAGTATCGGGGACTGTGAATGTATGTTATGTTTATACATATAACCTACTGCATCTCGTTTAAGTAAAAAGTAATTTAATATAAAGTTAGCTAGATCGTAGGATACAGCATTCTTTATTACTTGATATTTATGATTTTTAAACATTAAACCCTTTCTGTAAAAAATTAAATGATACTGATATTCTTATCTCATCGCTTTGATTTGGTTCAACACAATGCCAAAGCCATGCTGGAAATATAACTATTCTACCTTCTAACGGATCTACACGAACCTCTCTCCATAGATGTGAAGGTGGTTCTCCTTCTTTTCTTCTTGGCATAACCATATGTGCTGCAGATCTTGGTTCATTAAATACTATTTGTCCAGAGTTTTTAGGTGCCTTAATATAATACACACCACTATAATGAGAATTAGGATGTAAGTGTGGTCTGTTATATCCACCTGGTGGATTTATGTTAGCCCACATATTTCCCAGATGAGGTTCGCTTTCTAACCATTCTTCTTGAAATACTTCATTCTGCATTTTAAATAATTCATCAACTAAAGGTTTAAACACAGGTATTTCATGCATGTTAGTTGTGCTATGCCAGCCATTCATGTTAGTCCGTTTAACTCCTTTGTCCTTATTAGCCCAAGCAAGAACTTCTTTTTCAAAAAGTTTGTTATCTAAATTAACGTCTTTAGCATATATAATTGTTGAAAAGTATGCAGCTTTAATCATCATTTAAAAGGTGTGCCTCCAAACCACATAACTAAAGATTTTCTTGTTCCCCGTATTACAGGTTTTACTCTGTGTCTAATAAACGATGCAAAGAATACTGCGTGTCCTTGTTTTATTTTTGCAACTTTACCTTCAGCCATTAATTCTAAATCTCCACCTTCAAACTCTGATTCAGGAGAAAGTAAACAAGTCATAGATATTTTTCTAACCGGAGGTTCGTGTTGACAATTTACATCATTATCTACATGCCATTCATAAAAACCACCTTCTGGATATTCTGTGTATTGTGCCATTTCAGTTATAGTCATTCCATCAAAACCAAAATGATTACCATTTGTAGTCTTCATAATACGTTCAATGTCTTTATACATGTCCGCCATTTTCTTAAAAGGTATCCAACTAATATGTGAGGTTCTAGTTTTAGTATCTATGACCCCACTTTTAATACCTTTCTTATTTCCAACATAAGCATCTTGTTTAGGTTCGCTTCTACCTGCTTCAATAATCATTTGACATTGTTTAGGTGTAAAGATTGGTTGTGTAGTCTCAACTATATAAGATTTCCATCGTGGTTCTGTTATCATATTAATATCCGTATTCTACCCATCCCGTTATTATATATTTGTCATTTGATAGAGGTGGGTTGCCTCTATGAATGTGTGTAAACTGTGACGGCCATACCATCAATGTATTTTTCTGTGGTTTAAACCTACATTTTTGATATAAAAATTCTGTTTCTCCACCTTCTTCCACATCATTTAAATATAACATAAAAGCTAGTATTCGATTTCTTGCTTTCATCTCAGCGTTTTCACAATGCCAAAAATGATAACCTTCACCTATTTTAGTTTTTTGTATTTTAACTTCTAGTATATTGTGTGTAGATAATTTTTTTAAGTATGAATATTTTTGAGTATATAATGAGTATACCTTTTTAAAAAATAAATCGATAAAAGGTTTGTTATTATAAGTTAGTGCAACATTAGTATCTCTTATAGTATCAATTGCATTATCTGATACTAACATCTCATCTTCTCGTCTTGGATATACGGCACCTTGTTCTTCACACTTATTAAAATAATTTAAATAATCATCTATTAATTCATTTGGCATAAAATCTTTAAACATACCAATATGGTCATCTCGAATTAAATATTGTTTGTCCATTATACTGCACCTCTGTTTCTAATTGGATCAAACTGCACATCACAGTTTGCAGCAAGAGTTCGTCTAGTTTCATTAGTTCCATTAAAAGGATATACGCAGTGTCTCATATCATATGGAAATATGTAAAAGTCTCTAAGGTCCATTGGTGGTTGATAATCTATCTTTGCAAATTGACCATTACTAGCTCCTAATATTTGTAGTCTGCCATTTTGTTGTATGTGTTCTGCTGAGTATTCTTTACCATAAGTTGATGGTAACTTTAAAATCATTACAGAAGATAAACCAGTAAATAACATTCCTCTATGGATATGTGCCGGGTTGTATTCGTGTTGTTTCATTTCATTAACCCAGATAGAATTTAAATGAGTTTGATAATCTCTAATTTTATTAAATGCTAGATAGTGTTTAAACACAGTCATAAAATAATTTGTAACATTTTGAGGCAACATATTATGATTTTTCATTTTTGTCTGGTCTTCACCATGATAAAATAATGAATGTTCGTTTTCTATCTTACCTACTAACTGACTATTAGCTGGTGCAAGGTTATAAAAATTTTGTTCATAGATCTGATTAATCGTAGTAAATATATCAAGTGGTACTTGATACTTTAAAATTGATTGACCTAAAAATACAAAATCAAATTTAAGATTTTGGTTTTCCATGTTGTTCAAGTTTTTCTTTTTCTTTATAACTATTCTCTAATTCACCAGACTTTTTAATTCTTTGTAATGATTGTAGTTGTCCCATTACATTAAATATTTCAGCCTCTGATGAGTTAGCATTTAGTGTTTTTGCTTTCTCATGATATTGCATACCATATGATTCTAATTGATGTTGGTTAACATCTTTGTCATTAAATGATCCATCATTAAATTCTTTCTTTAATCCAGACCACATTTTAATTTCTCTCATTCTATGTTTAGCAACTTTTTCCATAGAAGCTTTACCAAATATAGCTTCGTCTAAATCTATTTTGTATTTAGTTCTTTTGTATTCGTCTTCTTCTTTTTCAACTTTACTTTCTAACCATTTAATCTTTGCTTCGTTTCTTCTATAATCAAATGATAAAGTCATTAAGTTATCTAAGTATGATGATTGTTCTCTAACACACTGCCAATACTTTGAAGCTTTAGTTGGATAACGATTGTCTTGTAACACAGAAAATCTTGCCTCTGTTTCTGTTCGAAACATTTGTTTCTTGGTCCAAGTGTCTCTAAGCTCGTCTACCATACCTTTAAAAGCAGATAGATCTTCTTGTTCTAATAAATTATTTAAATGAGTTTCCTCACCTTGTATTACTTCTTTAACGTCTTTTTTCATAGCTTTATCCTTTATAGTTAAGACTAATATAGACTATCTAAAATATATTACAAGTCTTATGAGTCGGTAAATGTTTTTGTTACAGTACCAGCTCCTGTCCATTCTTCAGTTGCAGTAGTGAATGCTCTTGGTGGTGTGTCTCCACCAAAAGCTAGTGCTGAAGTATTATCAGCTCCTGCACCACTTAGTGCCCATCTAGCAGTATTTAAATCAGTATCTTCAGTCCAATTAGTTCCATTCCAAGATTCAGTTAATGCTGTTGCTGGAGGTATATTACCACCAAAAGCTAATGCAGAAGTTTGTGTTCCAGCTCCTGCTAAAATTCTTCTCGCAGAATTTAAATCATTTACCTCAGTCCAGTTTGTTCCATTCCAAAGTTCTGTTACTGCTGTTATGGGGGGTGTATCACCACCAAAGGCTAAACCTGATGTATTATCAGCTCCAGCTCCAGCCGCTGAACTTCTTCCAGTGTTTAAATTATTAACTTCTGTCCAATTTGTACCGTTCCATAATTCTGTGTCGTGTGTGTTTCCAGGACTTCCACCAGCAGCTAATCCAGATGTTTGAGTACCTATACCTGCTTGTAGGCTTTTTGCTGCATTTAAATTATTAACTTCTGTCCAGTTTGTTCCATTCCAAGATTCATTATTTGCTGTTAGTGATCCAGATGGAACTGGAGCTAACTGACCACCAAATGCTAATGCAGCTGTATTAGATGCTCCCAAACCTGACGTTTGCCATCTTCCTGCATTTATATTATTTACTTCTGTCCAACTAGTTCCATTATATAATTCTGTATCTGCAGATATTCCTGGAGGTGCACCTGCAGGACCTATTCTTCCTGAAACAAATAATGCAGCTGTTTGTATTCCAGCTCCAGCTGCTCCTTCTCTAGCTGTATTTAAATTACCACCAGTTGCCCACGCAGAACTTAAAAATGATAATCCTTTTAAAACATTAGAAGTTGTATTATACCAAACTTGTCCTTCAACAGGATTCGATGGATCTGATGATACGACCTCAATATTTGTTCCTTTAATTTCTTTGTATGTCGCCATAATTAATCCGTGTCTATTGTTTTAGTTATATTTCCAGGAACAGCCCATTCTTCTGCTACTCCAGTATAAGGTGGAAGACTACCACCAGCACCTATCGCATTTGTAGAAGTTCCCATACCTGCAGTGTTTCTAGCTGTGTTC